GCCCTGTGTCGAGAGTGTCACCACGAGGCGGACTTTGGAACCAAACTACCTAAAGAATCACTAAAGGCCATACACACAATGCGAATGGCTGGACTTTAAAATCATGAGCAAAGTTGTATACCGAAGCACCACCGGACGTGAGGTGTTCTTCGAGAAGGTCGATGACGAGACTATCCTCATGACCAACGTCCCAAAAGCCAGTCTTAAGACATACGACAGATGCGGAGGCATGATGCTTCCAAGCGTCGTTAAAATCAATTTTCCGGGCGGACCGTTCCTTGCTCAGCACATGAAAATGTCGCAGATAAGTCCTGAGTTTGCCAATATGTACGCAGATATAATAGTATCAAGAAAGAAAAAACTCGGCAGCGGTTGGTATATCGTATGCTACAAACGTTACTAAAATGATTACAAACAAATCTTTACCAAAACACATTAAGGCCGTAGACACTTCTAAGATGTCTCGCAAAGAATGGGAACAATTCAGGGGTACCCTCACAACACTGGGCGGCTCAGACGTAGGCACTTGCATAGGTCTTAACCGATGGAAGTCTAACGTGGAGTTGTTCTACGAGAAGCTTAAGCTGTACAAGCGTGAGTTTCACGACAGCGTGCCAATGATGATGGGCCGTGAGCTTGAGACTTCAATCCGTAGACTTATTGCGTACTACGACATTGAAAACCCAGATGCGTTTCTAGAGAACTATCACAACGGGAACAAGGTCAACAACGTTAGGCAGCGACATGCTACGTTCTTTAACGACAATGTTCCAGAACTGCATGCAAACATAGACGCACTGATAAAGATTAAAGGTAGGACTGATTGGGGAGTTGCAGAGATTAAGTACCAAAGCGGGCAGTCTACTCGTATATGGGAGAACGGTATAAACCCATCGTACATCGCTCAGACAATGTCATACATGGAGGTTCTTGACTTGGACTATGGAGTCCTTGTACTTATCGAAGATGCCAACCAATGGAACGTACACATTATTGAGCGCAATGATGCACTGTGGGCGCAGTTCTATCCTACGATTAAAGACTTTACAGAGCGTTTGTCTATGGCGAAGTCGATGATTGAAGATTCTGTCGCTGAGTCGGAAAGATTCCAACATGCTTCATCGTTTGAACCCAACTCGTACCCAGAGCAATCCAAGCCATACGAGTCGTTTCTATCTGAGTATGCCAAGACACGTGATAACGAGCTTGTAATTGAAGGAGACGAGGAAACCCTAGCCATTGCTAAGGATATTGTTGAGCGCAGTGAGGAGCTCAAGGCTTTAGAAGAGCAGCTTAGGCACAGGAAAAACATCATTCGCAAGTATATGTTAGACAATGGCGCACAAGTTCTTACCTTTGGTGGTAGCGGAAACGTGAGTTACCGCAACCAATTAAGATTCAATATCAAATTATGAGAGACGTAAAATTTGTTGCAGAAGGCGTGTTTGTCGGGAAGGTGAATACGACGTCAGTTGGAGGGCAAAGTGGCCGTGGAATCGTTCTTACGGACTTTGTAATCAACAACAGCATCCAAGATGGTCGTGGTACGGTGAAAGAGCAGCCGCTCAAAATCACCGCATACAACAAAAACTCAGCACTGCTCGATGCAATAAATGTTGGCGAGCGTGTGCTTGTAAATGGATATGTGCGTGGGAAGTACAACGAGGGTAAAGATGAATACTGGACCAACCTCGTTATGCAGACCATCCAGATTATCTAAAAAATGAAGGGGGACCGAAGTCCCCCTATCACCCTTAACCAATCAAACACTCACCACAAGCGTTCAACACCACAAATATATGGAATCTTTCCATTAAAACAAAGTTGTATGAGCAGTATTTTAGAAAAAGTTGTATTAGATGAGCGCTTGTCGCTCAAAGCCAAGGGGTTATTCGTGCTTTTGTACACCTCTGGGTCCAACACTAGAAGGGCAATTTCAATGTCAAAGGATGGGCGTGATGCACATTACGCTGCCTTTGCCGAGCTGAGAGAGCTTGACTATGTCCAACACCTACCTTGTACGGAAAATCCGGACAAGAGTAGTGAAGCGTATCCGGAAAATCCGGAAACACCTGACAATTCGTGTACGGAAAATCCGGAAACGGAGGAGATTTGTACGGATAATCCGGACAAGGTTGAAAAAACTGTCTCCCCCCTTGACAATCCCCCCTCCCAAAAAGATAAAGAAAAGACTACTACAAGTAGTAGTCCAAAAGAAAGAGAAAAAGGGTTCCGAGCGCCAAAGGTCCAAGAGGTCGAAGAGTACATGGTCGAACGAGGATGGAAGGCTGCAAAGACCCAAGCGCAAGGATTCATTGATTTCTACGAGTCCAAGGGTTGGATGATTGGCAAAAACAAAATGAAGAATTGGAAGGCGGCCGTCCGAACATGGGAGCGCAGTGGCGATGTGGAGCGTGTAGAAACACCAACCGACCCAAAGACAGCACGCCTGTTTGAGATAGACTGGTCATCGCAGCCCGATGAGCGAGTCGTCAAGGCAAGCGTCTACTGCGTTGCCAACAGCGTGAACCCACCAAAGACACTCGTCAAGCGGTATTTCAACAACCTCAAGCTCGACAATGAATTCAAGAAGGCTTGCGAAGAGCAAGGTCTACAACCCAAAATGCTTGCAGCGAAATGAAAGACGAGCGTTTTGTAAACCTAGACGAGCACCTTCGCACCATTGAACTCAAGCGCAAGGGTAAGCTGAAGATGGGAATGGGCATCGGTGTAGACACATTCGACCGCCACATCCAGTACAAGAAGGGAGAGATGACCGTAATTGCTGGACACGCCAACGCAGGTAAGACCACGGTAATCCTGTGGTATATGCTGGTCAATGCGGTAAAGAACAACATCAAGTGGCTAGTGTACTCATCAGAGAACGACGCCTGGATTCTCATAGACAAACTCATTTCTATGAAACTACAGCAGCACACTGAGGACGTTAGCGATATCGACTTCTACAAGGCTCGTGACTTTGTTGTTGGACACTTCCGTTTTATTGACGACACAAGAACGTACAACGCCTACGAACTTCTAGACCTTGCTCGCAGTATCAAGGATGAGTGGGACTATCAGGCGCTACTACTTGACCCATACAACTCCATATCCAAAGACCGTAAGCTGTACGCAGAGCTCGGGGGCCACGAGTACGACTACCGTGTGCTTGGCGACATCCGAATCTTCTGCAAGCAGACTGGCATATCTGTCTACATAAACGCCCACGGCGTGACAGAGGCGCTACGGAAGGTGCACACAAAGGGAGATGAGTATTTGGGTTATGAACTCGACGGACACCCAAGACCACTGGCTCAGGCAGACATTGAGGGAGGCTCCAAGTTTTCATCTCGTGCTGACAACTTCTGGTGTGTACACCGATATACGAGGCACGAGAGTCTATATAATTACACCCTTATCCACGTAAACAAGGTCAAGGTTACAGAGACTGGCGGCTCGCCAACATTCTTTAATGACCCAGTTAGACTACAGATGCGTATGGGTGGAACATTCCTGATAGACGACAGGTATGACCCACTAGGCCATACAGGGCGAACAGAAGAGGTTATTAATACAAACGATGAAGACGTATTCTGATGGACCGAGCAAATGAACTGCTGCTTATTGCGCAACAGTTGGAACTTGGGCAGGCTCAGTCTTGGGTTGCCGAATGGGCTTCGAAAGCAAAGGGCGATAGCCAAGAGCGCTTATTGACGCTATTACAAATTTTATCACGAACCGAATCATCACTACAAACACTTAGATATGAAATATCAACACTCCAACAACAGGTCAACACTGACAGAGCAAGAATTACGGCAGCGACTGAGGATGCAAGAACTGCAAGAGAAGAAGCAGATAGCCTTCGAAGAAGCATTGAAGAAGCATTATGATTACACGCAGAAAAAGCTTCACGAGAAGGGGGGCTTCTTTCTTGTCGGTGAGCACCTTATAACCGCAAAGGGGAGGTTTCAGATATTAGACATTGATGGAGCGTATAACGAGGACATCAATAAAAGAGATTGGCTACTCACACTTGAGAACTTTGAATCATTTGTGAGGATGACCATATGGTACAGCGACCTGTTACGACGCTACGAGACAGGTCAAGCTGTGTTAATCACGTTTAAATCGTAGCTTTGTCTAAATCCTAATTTATTTTACAATGGAACAATACAAAAAATTGGTTGTAGCTTCTGGAAAGTACACCGTTAACGGCGAAGAAAAAACTCGCTGGATTGAAATCGGCCGGGTGCTGAAAGCCCCCACCGGATTCAAGATTAAACTTGACACCATTCCCCTTGAGTGGAACGGATGGGCTGAGATGGTTGACATCGAGCGCAAGGACGCTACTGCCAAGCCTGCTGCCAAGAAGGTGCAGTCTGTCGTAGGAGACGACGACCTGCCGTTCTGATGAAACACGAAGAGTCTAAGCTACAACGTATGTGTGTGGCGTGGTTTAGAATGCAGTATGCAGAAAAAGCATATTGCCTATTTGCCATACCAAACGGAGGACGCCGAGACAAAATAACTGCTGCCATTATGAAGGGGGAAGGCGTACTCGCTGGAGTCGCCGACCTCTTTCTGATGGTGCCAAACAATCAGCATCACGGGCTTTGGCTGGAAATGAAAACACCCAAGGGTAGACAATCTGATTCCCAAAAGTTGTTCGAGCAAAACGCTAAAAGCCAAGGATATGAATACAGAATCACACGAACATTGGATGAATTCCAGTTCGAAATTAATGATTACCTTTGTCCAAACTCGGAAGGAAATGTCGTACTACACGAACATAAACATTCGGGAGCAGATAGACAACGTTCTGAAGGATAATGCGATTATGTTTGCAAACCTCGGAATAGGGTCGAGCAAGACTGAGGTTGAACGTGCCAAAGTGGCCGAGCGTCAAAACCTTAGAAAAGTTCGAAACCTTGATAGCACGTTTGTCGATGCGCTCCTTTCGACCTGCGACTGATAATCAGTCTAATAGCAGCGAAGAGCCGCCCAAAGAGGGGGAAGGGAATCATTGCCCCAATCAAGACTGGATTTTTATTTACTGGGACACCTAATTATGGACTTTAACAGCGACTTCCGCTATGACCTTGCGCTGGGTCAACTTGGAGAATCTTTCG